AATCCCTTGAAAACCAGCAATACCTAATTGACTAACACCATTTAAAGCAGTTCCTAAATTTTCTACTGCTGTTCCTGCTGTGGCATTAATTACATCCTGAGTATCTTTTATTTGGTCTCTTAATTTACCAGCCTCAATGGATAATTCTTTAAATCTAGCAGAACCTTCATCAAGATTATTTAACTCATTACGCATTTCCTGTAATTGAGTTCTTAGGGATTTTGTTGCGTTAACTACTTCACCAATATTCTTTTCAGCATTACCTGTGGTATTTAAGTTAACATTAATATTTGCTGTTGTAGCCATATCTAATTATTTTTAATTTACGAATGTGAATGAACCACCACCTCCTCCACCACCTGATGGATATGTTGTTGTAATATTTGTTGTTCCCGATAATGTTCCATTAATAGCAACAATTTGTTCACCACCTGATGCATTAACATCTGTAAAATTATAATTTATAATTTGGGACGTTTCTTTATCACCAAGATTAATAGGTACCTGAACACCACCAGTAATAGATGATATTGTTGCTTTATCTACACCACCACTTAAAATCATTGAACCAAATGTATGCGTATAATTTTGATCTAATTTTATATTTATAGCCTGATTAGTTTGACCATTTGATGCTACCGGGAATGTAGTTGATGATGTTGTCCTAAATGCTGGTTTTAAATTTAATGTTGTTGCTGATATAGAATTTCCTGAGAATGTTGCATTAACAGGTGTTGCATCTGTTGTGTATATTCTATCTGTTGAAAAACTACCTAATGTATTAACATTTAATGGTCCTGTTAATGTGATATTCATTTGTGGGGTTGATGAGTTAACTGATTTTGTTTCAACTAATAAATTAACAGTTGATTTATTTAAATTTAAAGTGTAATTATCAGTATTACCAACACTTTTAGTTAAAATACAATTAAATACACCAGTTGTACCACTAGTAAAATTAAATGTACCAGTACTACCAACAGCATTTGTTCCTAGAACCAAACCTCTACCCATTGTATCATATTGACCTGAAGTATTTATTGTTACAGTATTTGAACCAGCATAACTTATTAAACCTGATCCGTCTAATACAAATGAAGTTGTACCAACCGAATAAACACCAGGAATTGCTGTTGATGTTAATAACCCAAAGTCACTATTACAATAAATTGTATTACCATTTATCGCAATACCCGTTGTATTTACAGTAATTTTTGCTACATATAAATTGGTATTTAAAGTTTTTGTACCAGTACCAAATTGTAATATTGGAATTCTATTAGTATTATTTTGTACCAAAGTCATAGCAGCATTACATATAATAATACCAGCGGTACCAGCATAATTGGTACTTGTATCACCAAGAGTATTTGTTACTGATGCTGTTGCTAAAGTTAAGTTAGCATTCATTGTTATGGTATTAGCATAATTAGTTAAATTAATACTTCTTGCTGCTGATGCTACGTTAACAGTTAATTGACCTGATGTTGCTGTTGCTACAACATCATCTGCTGATGTAGGAACTACTCCTTCAACCCAAGTACCTGTTGCATTATAATTACCTCCAGCATTTGATATAGTGCGAGTCGCCATATATTATCCTTCTTTTTTACTTGTATAATCCACGATTAAATCTGAATAATCGTAAGTTTTTTTATCTAAAAATTCGTCAGTTAATTCATCAACCCTTTTTAAGACTAATAAATTAATTTCTCTATCTGATAAATTTTCATCTATTATTATTTCCCAGTTTCTTTTATCATATTCAAATAATATAATATCAAAACCTTCTCCTGCTGTATTAACTATATAGTCCATATTTATGATTTTGTAATATAAATAATTAAGTTTACTCTTGTTACTGTTGCTGCTGAATCCACATTGAATGCTACAATATCACCAGCAGTTACTGAAGTAGTCCAAGAAGTTAAATTTGTATCTTGATTTTTAACGGCTGAAGATAGGGTTGGTTTTTCTGTTCCAGCAATTGTATCTGCTACCGTTGGAGGGAAGTTAGCATATGTATCTTTCCATACATCCACAACGATTGAACCTGTTGTATCACCAAATATATCCCATCCTGTGATTGTTCCGTTATATGGAACTGTAATATATCCTTTAACACCTGTTGTGATTGCTGAACCACCACCATCTATTGTGATTCCAAATGAACCTCTACCACCACCAACACCAAGTAAGTTTTTACCATCACCATTATATGTTGTTGCTGATATGGTTGTTGCTGATACTATTCCTGAAGTTGTTGTTCCTGTTACATTTAAACCACCATTTACTGTATAAGTTCCTGTTAATGTCTTTGAATTAACCCATAGATTAGTACTTCCACCACTATATACCAATAAATCACCATTTGTGGCTCCTGTAGTTGCCACATTATGTAACTCTTCAAGTTCATAACCATTTTGTGGTTTAACATACATTTGACCATTACCAGCATTAGCTCTTTGAACAACACCGACAAATACTAAGTGATTGGGTGCATAAGATTTAACATTTGTAAATGTTCCTGGTGTATTACCTAACCATAAAATATCACCTGCTGTATACGCACCAAGATTTAAACCATCTAATGTGCCTTGAGTAATTACAAATCCCAATCCATTAACTGATATTGATTCAGCAACAACCCCCAATGTTTTTGAAGATGTTGTATCACCTGATGATGACGCTCTTTTAACTGATATCTTATCACCTGATGCTCCAAATATATAAACAACTTCACCCTTATTTAATGTTGTTGTATCAACGTTTTTAACATAAGCATAAAGAGATTCACCAATTTTACCAACAACATTACCTCCAATCATCCCCACTTGTGGTACACCGAAGTCTGTATTCCAACTAATTGTTCCAACTCCTGTTGTTCCTGTATATGTTGTATCTAATGTAAGTGTTTTTGCTGATAATGGAGCTGTAAAGTTTGTTGGTCCTGTTACAGTTCCACCAGTAAATGTTGAATTACCTACTACACTATCAACATATTCTTTATCTACAATACTTCTATTTGTGTATTGGGATGAATAATCACCATCATAATTGGCAACTCCACCACCTACTGTAATTCCTGTAGATACTAAAGTAATATTTCTTCCATTAACACCATCCCAAGCCTGAATAGTAATATCATTATCATTAAGTGCTAATTCTGTATATGGTATAGATGTTGTTGATTGAGACCTTAAATATGAACCATTTAATGGGTCAAGTGATAAAGTATCTTGTGATAAAACACCTGTATTACCAATTGCTGTTATTGTAGCCGAACCATCAGTAGATGTATTTAATAATGATATTGAAGTAACATTTGATAAAATTGTTGGGTCATATAAATTTTGATTAGATTGAATAGGAGTATATGAATATGTGAATAATTCACCAGCACTATTTGATTCTCTTAAACCACTACCAATACCGAGTTGTAATGGGTCTATATCAAATCTTGATGAGAATGAATTTATTGTATCATTAAATTTAAATTGTATTTCTTGTGAAGTTAGTAGTTGGGATGTTCCATATAAATCAACTCCATCATCAAAAGTAACACTTGAACCTATATTAGCAGTTTGAATTGAATTTATGGTAGTAATGGGATAACCAGTACCTGCTAATGTTGTTGTTATATCACTTGATGTTTGAACAATGGTTGATGTATAACCTGTATCAGTAGTAGTTAAAGTATTACTAATAATATTATTTTGATATGACGCTGTTGTACCTAAATTATCATCTGATATTATTTCATTCCCTACTTTATCTAATGTTAATCTATAATATTCACCAGTGTCAGTTTTTGTTTCACTTAACTCAATCCCAACACCTTCTACATATTTAATTACACCTTGATATTTTGACGTATCATTTAATGTATTAAATTCTATATAATCTATCATTTGTGTTGATGTATATAGATTACCATTATTGGCATCAGAATCAAATTTTAATCTGTCTAATTGTTGGTCTAATACTGATATCTCACCTGTTGAAGATTTTGTAATTGAACCACCTGTTGTAAAACCTGTTATTGAGGTATCACTAAAAATTGTTAATGGGGAACATCCAATAATATTTGAAACATATAAATCAGTAATACAACTTCCTGTACCACCTGTAAATATTGTATCAGTAAAACCAGTAATAGTTACTGAACCATTTTGTCTATTTAAAGTTAATGTTCCTGATGAGAAAGTTCCACCTGTTACATAATTATCAGGGTCAATAGGTAAGTTTTGATAAGTTGTTGCTGATATTGCTCCATTAATAGTTAACCCTGTCATTGTATTAATAGTAGCGGAATAATTATTTCCACTATTATCTGATATTGTTAATGTATTAGCATTATCATATGTAAATCCTGTGGTATAAATATCAGATGTAAATCCAGTAATAGTTACTGAACCATTTTGCCTATCTAATGTTAAAGTTCCAGCATTAAATGTACCACCTGTTACATAATAATCTGTACCTGTAGAACCCGTGACTGGTAGACCAGATAAATCAACAGAATAAGCGTTAGCTAAATCTGTTCTATTAAAGAACACTGTAGAACCTGATAAATACGCACTAGTTGTATAATAATTGGCTGAACTAATACCTGATATAGCAATTTCTTGTATTCCATTTGCTGTTCTAACCCATAATCTATCATCAGCAGCATTTAAAAATAATTCCCCTTCTAATAAATCTGTTGGTAACCAAGTATTTGATATTGTTGAACCTGTTGGTATTGTAGGTAATACACCTGGAAATGTGGCTCTTTTTAATAATAGCCTTGAATATTCAGTTTGACTCATTTCTTTTTTTAATAAATATTATTTTATATTATATGTTTTTACTTAAATTGGTGGTGTAAATGTTATATTGCCATCTATGATAGGTCTTAGTTTAGAAGCACCACCATAATTTCTAACAGCATCAACAGTACCATCTACTATATCAATTAAATTAACCTTATCAACACGCATCACTTCATTAACACCACCATCAATAATTTTATATTTTGTTGGTATAATAAAGCCATCTGGTGTTATTCTAACATTTCCTACATATAAATTATTAGATTGATTGACAGAGATACCATCACCAATGATAACATTATTTGTGGCACCTGATAATATACTATTAGATGAACCTACAATTAAATTAGGTCCAACTTGTTCACTAACATTATTATTATAACCAGCAATTTTTACAGGTGATTTTCTTATATTATTTCCTGATTTTAATATTTCTGGACCATTTTTATCACTAGTTGGTGATACCCCTAATCCACCTTTAACCCATTTAGGTCCATCATTTGGTATTGGGTCAAAAACATTTCTTGCTCTACATTTACCTTGTACAAATACACCACCAATCTGTTTACAGCAATCTTGACTTATAAACTGACCTGATACTGATACATAAAATACTAAATTCTTTTTTCTTTTAGCAACAATATCAGTAGGACAAGAATCATTAGATGTTGGTACTTGAATTACATTTGGTTCAAAAGTTTTTATATCATTAATTTTATAAAGAATAACTTTTGTTAAACTATCAGCACCTAATGGATTATAATTCTCAATTTTATTAACTCTCCAATATGAACCTAGTAAAAATACTATATCTCTAAAATCAAATTCGGCAATATCCCTTGGTGTTAAATGGAACATTCCTGTTAACAACCTAGAGTTAGGGTCAATGATGTTATTTAAAGTTGCCTTATGGAATTTTTGAAATAAGTTCTGTACTGGATATTGATTTGTCTCCCAGTATATTTTTTTGGTTCTACCAAAGCCTAAATCATAAGTAGGAAATGTAGGATGGTCCCACATACCAACATAAGGATAACCTGGTAAATTACCTTGAGTAGAAGGCCCTAAATTTGATGAATCATTTCCATCACCTGATGGTATATATTCTAATATTCTTTTAAAATTATTACCTATAGCATTTCCTGTTTCATAATCTATTTGAAAAGGTAATAATCCACCATAAAAAAGTATTCTTGGTTTTATCACCCTTTCTTTCCAGGTTTCATCTTGAAAATCAACAAAATAAGGTCTAACAAAGTTATTACCCCCAAGAATACTTAAGCCATATGGTTTTCTATAACTAGGCGTTGGTGAAAATAATAATTTTGTTGTATTTGTTTCAAATGAAAAATCATTTGTTACAGATACTTCTAATTCACCATAAACTTCAGTTGTTTCATCTGTATATTGTACATTAAAAAAATCATTATCTTCTGTATAAGTATAAGCATAAGCATTAGCATCTAATTCAGACATTGGGGTTATCTCAACATCAGAATCGTAATCTAATTTTCTTTCTTCCTCCCAATTTAATATTTTTTGTTTAGAGGCAAAATAATCATCTCTAGGTTCTATAATTACATTATTTGGTGTATTAGGGTCATCCTGAACAACCAAGTTAAACATCTTTATTTGGTCTAAGAAAAAATCTTTTACTTTTATATTTGTTAGGGTTTCATTTAATTTGATTTCATCATTACCCATTGATTCATTTGATGATGGTGTTATTTTAAGATAACTCCAATTATCATTCCAACCTGCTTGAGCAACATATCTTAATCCTACTGATTGTCCTGCACCACCAGTTGTATTCCAACCAGATGATGAATTAGCTGCACCATAACATTGTAATTCTACTAAAATACGAATTCTATCACCTTCATTTAAAAATAAATTAGTAGTATTGTAATTCATTAATAATGACGTTTCAAAATCCCTATATGGTGTTGATACAAAATTATTAATTACATTATTACCAGGTATAAATTGTAAATCACCACTATCAAATATATCTGTATATGGGTCAGGAACCAAAAATCCTTGAGCTGATAATTCACCGAGTGTATTATTATATTTTTGAACAATATACCTATATTGACCTAAAAAAGTTGCTGGGTCTTGCCATTTAACACCAAAACCGGAATTTTGATAATATTTTGGGTATAATTTACAATCTAAATCTATATCATAATACCCTGTTTTTGCTGCTGTAAATTGTCCTAATTGAGAATATTCAGCCCATTGACCTAAATCATCTCTAAATTCTAACTCACCACTTTGAGCATTTACTGTACCACTTTCTTTTGTAAAAGGTAAATAAGAAGCAAAATCAACATTTTGATAAACACTATTAGCGAATAAAGCACCACTTGTTAAGGATATAAATCCTGTTGGTAAACCACCACCTGGGAATTCGGGATTATTAATACCATCAGGACCAACTAAAATACTTCTTTCATTTTTTTCTTCATCAGTAATTTGTATCTTACCTAATGAATAAGGTAATATTAATTTTTTATAATATTCTGAATTTAAAAAGTTTGATGTATATGTATAACCAACCTTTCTAAATGCCGCATCCATAATTGTTTTAACATATGTTGCTGGATAAAAATATGCTAATGGTGTATTGGAATAATTTGCTGTATAATCATTATAAGCAATATCAGGATAAACATAACCATTACCACCTTCACCATAATTTATATCAGTGCCATTAACTTTTACTATATAATCCCAAGAGTTAATTACAGTTTGTGTATCCCTAATGTGGTCATATTGAGAATAATCCAAATCTTTAATTGATAAAAAATCAAACTCAGTAAGAATATCTTTTAATTTACCCATTACGATAACCTCATATTCTACTAAATTATGGTCTAAAATAACATTTAATAATTGTAAATCACCCTTAAAAATCTCATTATCATCTACTCTAATCGTTACGGGTGCCCTTCTACTAGGGTCAAAACCAACACCACTATCTATATTAACATCAAAGATTTGCTTAAAGAAAACATTATTAACATTTGTACCAGGTAATACAAATGTTTTTGAGAAACTTGTATTACGCTTTGAAATATCAAGTATGTCCTCAATTTGGTAATTTAATGAGATTGTAAAATCTTCATTTATATCTAAAATCGTAGAACCACCATCTTCTGGATATCTAGAGATTATCTGAAATTGTTGCATATTATTTTATTTAGAATCTATATTCATTATTTGCTAATCTAACATTAAATGTGTATTGTATTAAATCATCATTAATTAGCTTCTTACTTTCTATTTGGTTCTCCTCAATAATACATCCTAATAATGTTCCATCAGGTAATTGTAGATAAACTGATGCTGATTCCATAAGGTCTTTCATAAGTGGAACTTCATATTGATATAAAAACCCACTATTTAATAGATATTTGTCACGAGAACGATTATAATATTGTTTTTGACCTCTACCATAGCTATCATAACCAAACGTGTTATTATCCCAGTTTCCTTCTCTTTGGTAATAAGTTTTTCTTTCTACTTCAGTTGAGTTTCTTGATAGATAAATAAATGGATATGATAACCAAGAACCATAAGCATCTTTCCACATTAGATGCATTATATCATACATAGAACAATCATCATTTAATTCAAAGTAAATTGAATTGGTCTTGCCTGATGATAGATTAGATACACTAACACTATATGTGTCCACTGAACCTGAGATAGTTGATAAGGCAACACTATCTACTCTATTTGTTGATGAGGCTACTTGTTCTAACCCAACAGGGAAATAAAAATCTTCATTATTACCACTTGTGTTTGTAATATAAGAAGTTCCTATAACTGAATTGTTAGCATTTTTCCATTCATATCTAGCGGCATTTGTATAACCACTTACAGAATGTGCTAATAACCAAGATTTGGTTGAAGGTTCTATTCTATATTTTTGATTAGAATTTTGTTGATTTAATATTGTTGAAATATAATTTAATGAATTAGATCTATTCTGAATCACATATGGGTCAAATGCACTAACACTATAATCTAATCTACTAATTCTTGCGTTATAAGCAGTTTTACCTGTAATTGAAAATAAATTAATATTTTGAGTATTTATGTCATCAGCATATCTAATATTTCCTGAGATTGCTGGTGATGATGTTGTAAATAATTTATCAGTTACAATAACTAAACCTAATATACCATCTACATAAATATTTAATATAGTTGCCACACCATTATATTCAGGTCTTGGCGTACCATAGATATAACCACCCTCAGTTGGACTTGCCACACCATACGGAATGAATGTAATTAGTGAATTTGTTAATGCTGATTGTACTGTGGTAAAAATATTATATTGAGGATTTGTTATTTGTCCTGTAATTAAAATTGATTGTCCTTGTAAAAATGGATTGGTTGTACCAGTAAATCCAACATTGCCTGCACTAAATATATTATCTATATATGGCCACGCATATAAATCTTGTGTTATATTAATTTGGTCCCCGACTTGAAATGGTACATCTGATGTTGATGTAAATCCTGTATTACTAAATCCAACATAACCAGCAAAAGAACCTGTAGCATAAACATTATCTAAAAATGGCCACACAAAAATTGATTCATTCCCTAACATCAAATCATATTTAAATGCAGTATCACTACCTGAAAATATTTCATTAACATCTTCTAAATTTTCTGTAACGAAATCTTTAATTGTATTAGATAAATCTAATTTAGCCTCACCATCAGGGTCAGGTGACATTTTATATTTTATACATCTTGATAATGTAGCATCATTTATACCAAATGGGTCATCAAATATTTTATTAATAACTACTTGTGTTGTGGATACAATTTTAACAATAATCCAATATCCTGTATAAAGGTTATTATTATTTTCATCATTTAATAAAACAGAATCACCATCTTTAAAATTATGTGCTGATGATGTTGTTAAAATTGTATAAACATTATTATTATAATTATAAGAACTAGCAGCAGTTACAGTTACTTTATCATAAGTTATACTTGTTATATATTTATATTGATCTGAATTTGTATATCCAGAATCACTAATTCTTAATGGAATGGCTGAATAACCTGCCATATATTTATTTGGTTGTGTTATAACTGATATTGCCATAATTTATAATTTTGTTATAGTTGGTTTATTTTCGTTCACTTTAAAAAGTTCAAATGATACATATTTCTCTACATCATTAGCTATTATTTTTGAGAACTTGTTAATAACTTTTTCAGCCATTATTTTATTTGTTTTTTGTATTACGTTTGTTGGTTTAATACCAAATTTAAATATACTTCGTTGTACAGCATAAACATTACTTTGTGGTATACCTTTTAATGATGCCCATTTAGATAAAGCACTAAGTGGTGGCATCTTTGTAGTATATTTATATGGTGTACCTGAGAATTTTCTTTCAGTACCACTAACACCTTTATCTACATATTTTAAATAATCATTGGCTTGAATTATTAGTTGTATTTTTTTAGCTTCTCTAACAACTCTATAATCTAATGAATTGATAAGATTACCACTAGCCTTTTTATTATATCTTAATAATTCTTTTGTTAAAGTATTAACATAATCATTACCAAATTGGTCTAATAATTTTTTACCAAATATTTGTTCTTGAAATTTTGCCATTATAAAATTATATTCCAACCACAATTATTGACTAAGTTATTAAATGCCGAATCACTTGCACTTGTTCTACCAACACCACCACTATTAAATGTTACATTAAAAACTGGGTTAAGTGTGATATCAGAAAAGAATATTAAAGTATTATCAACTGAATTTGGATTAAACCCTGTATTTGATAAAATTATATTTTGATAATCAGTGTTGAAGGTTGAAAAACCTATATTAGTTAATAAAGGTGTATTAGTAACAGATAAATTTGTTAAAGTAAAACCAAATTCTTCAAAAGTTGTTAGTAAAGGTAAATTGTTTAACGTAACATTATAATTTTGGAAATTATTACCTAATTGGATATAATACAATTTTGGCATATCACTAATATTAAGTGAAGTATAATAATCATCAGCCACTAATGCTAAAATTTCTAAATCATTTTTTACATTATTTAAATCTATTGATTTAACACGCCCTCCACCTGCAACGAAAAATATTTTACCATTAGATGTACCATTGCTATCACAAGATTCTATTAATATATATTTATTCTGACTTGTTTGACCAGCAGGTATTAATCTATATACATCAATTACACCAGCAATAGCGGGAATAATTTGTATTAAACCATCCCACCAAGTTACCTTACAAAAATTTGAGGTAGTTTTAATACCAAAACTTATTTGTTGATTAGGTTGAGCCCTACTTATAAAGCTAAAACTATTACCTGGTTCAGGTTGTACCCCAAATCTATATGAATTCATAAACCACATTTTTTTTTATCTTTCTCCTATTATATATATTTTAGCTCCAGCGGCACCAGTACCAGCAACATCAATATCAACACTAATCTTATCATTTTCATTTATTGTTGATGAAGATATTACAGGTTGTGTTCCCGCATCTACAGACCTATTTTCACCTGAATCAATAAATAATTTTGTAGATAATATTGTAGAATCATTAACATTAATATCAAATTCGGATTGTGTTGAGCCACTTGAAGATAATGAAGCTTTAACTCCTGTTATTGTAAATGAATAAGGTGCGTAAAGAATTACCTTACTACTTCCTGAAGTTATTTGTGTTGTTTCATCACTTATGGCAAAAGATATATCACAAGGTGTGGTAGAACCACTAATTATATCTATTTGGTCTTGTAGATTATCTATTGCGTCTGTAAATACATTACAATTATTCAATGTATCACAAGTCAAATATCTAAATGATATATTAGATTGACCTGGTACTGTAAATACAATATCACCAACAGGTGTAACACAATTGCTATGTTTTAATCTTAATGTAATATCTGTTACCCAACCTGTTACAGCATCTGTTGTTTCATCAAATATTGCTTCAGGACTTAAAGTTCCATCTACAATTTGAACCCCAAATTGGCCCATTTGAGTTGAGATATAGTTAACCAAATCTTGAAGAATCTGAAAAGTATCGGATAATATCTCTTGTTGGTTATCAGAATCAATGCCATTAACATCTAAATAATTTTCTTGATTGTTTATTTGGTCTACAATAATAAATGTTAAGACCATATCAGGAATTTGTGTTTTATTTTGGATGTTAATATTTGAAGGTGCTCTATGAGTAATCCAAAGATAAGGAAATCTCATTTGCCTAGATGTACCTATTTCACTTGTAGGTCCAACACCAAAATCATTTAACTGAAGATGTGCTGTGGCAAAATCTTCAAACATTTGTATTAATTGATTATATGATATTATATTCATTTTGTTTGTTGTTTTAATTGTGCTTCCTCAACTTTATTTTTCTCGTAAAAAAACGATAGCCAATTTAATGTTGATATGTAATTCTTTTTATAAACTTTATCTTCATCAATATTTAGTTCTTTTATTAATTTATAAATTAGATTATGCCATTTCCATTTGCTATCCATTTCAGTAGGTCCATTTATTGATTCAAATCTACTTTTTCGTTTAGTGTTTCCTTTATCTCTTCCAAAGAGTCCTTCGTATTGTTTTTTGATGTATCCACGCCATTTAAAAAAAAAAGCATTAGCTGATAAATGTCTGTAATTGATATTTCTTTAAATTTATTTGCTCTTAACATCATATCAGATTTAAAAGGTTCTAGTTTACCATTTTCTTTTTTCTTTCTTAAAAAGATGCATAGTAATTCTTCAATTGATTTAAAAATATTACCTTCAGTTTTTTCCATTATTAATTCAATAGAGATTATCTCACCCAATAATAATTTATCAAAATCTTTCTTTAAAAAATATTCTTCACCATCTACTATAATGCTTTCTTTATTTTCTGGTTCAATTGGTGTATTGGTAAAAGATAACACATCAACTATTTTATTAAAATCATCTATAGATAATTGATATATTATTTCCTCTTCAATATCTGTAACAGCTTTCATTACTTTAATAGCTTTTTCAATACCTGACAAATTGTCAGTATCTTGTGCTTCAATAATAGCACCGAATTGGCTTACTTTAATTTCTTGCCAATTTTCAGGAATAAAATATTCTTTTGTTTCTTCTTCTAACTCTACATTTAATGTTATCATATACTTTTTTATTAAATATTATTTTATTATTAGTGTTTTTATTAAAAATGATGTATCTTATAAGGCAATCTACCTTCGGTTGTTTTCTTTTTTAATAACATCATTGCTGCATATCTTAAACTATCTATTGCGTGATCATACCCACCATTTGGTGTGTTTGTGTTATTACCTTCTCTATCAACCTTCCAAATATATTTTGATAGTTCATCCAATAAATTAATAGATCGTTTGGTTATGCGTAGTTTCTGCTCTTGTAGTAATTGTATACCAAAGTTTATTGAATCAGCTCCTTTGGTTACAGGATTAACTTTAATACCATACCTTTTTAATTCTGATATTGATTTTGGTTCTGCTGAGTCAGCATATATTCCAATTCTATCAAGATTGTTATCTTTTATTTTATTTGCTATATCAGAATTATGTAATCCGTTTTGGTAAAATATCTCATCTACGATAATCTCATCATTCCATTTATAGATTGCTATTAATGTACTTGGATCTACTGAGAAACCAAAATCTAATCCACAACCTAATAGTCTTGCTTCATCAGGAATTTTATCTATAACTTGGTAATCATTAAATATTGTTCCTTGTAATTTGCCTTCCTGGCCATCCAAATAAACCTTACACCAGTTGGTCCAGTATTCAGAAGTT